TTGTTAGGTGACAGTGGTGGTTTCCAGATAGGTAAAGGTGTGTGGGAAGGCGATTGGAAGAATCCTAATTGTCCTAAAGCACAAAAGAAACGTGAACAAGTTCTTAGATGGATGGACGCATATATGGACTATGGAATGATACTTGATATTCCGGCTTGGGTAGCACGGTCTCCCGAAGGTGCTAAAGCAACTGGAATTGACAATTATCAAGATGCCGTTAATGCTACACGTATTAACAATGACTACTTTATGAAACATAGAAGTGGTGCTTGTAAATTCTTAAATGTATTACAAGGTGAAAATCATGCTGACGCAGAAGATTGGTATCAGCAAATGAAAGACTATTGTGATCCAGTTAAGTATCCTGGCACACACTTTAATGGTTGGAGTATGGGTGGACAGAATATGTGTGATATTCATCTTGTTCTTAAAAGACTTGTTGCACTTAGATTTGATGGACTACTTGAGAAAGGCGTACATGATGTAATGCACTTCTTAGGTACAAGTAAATTAGAGTGGGCAACACTACTTACAGATATACAAAGAGCAGTACGTAAGTATCATAATCCAAACTTTATGATTACGTTTGATTGTGCAAGTCCTTTCTTAGCAACTGCTAATGGACAAATTTATTGTGAACTTGAAACATTAGATCGTAAGAAATGGGTTTACAGAATGGTACCAAGCATTGATGATAAAGGATTAGCAACTGATACAACGCCATTCAGTCAAGCATTTGTTAGAGAAGGTAAGCATACAAGTTTTAAAGATTCGCCTATTACAACAGGACTAACTGCACAAGACATTTGTAAGTATGCACAAGGTGACTTGAACAAAATAGGCAAAGAAGGAAAAACATCTTGGGATAGTTTTTCATATGCGATCCAGATGGGTCATAATGTATGGAGTCATATTAATGCAGTACAAGAAGCAAATAGACAATACGACAATGGAGTCATTCCGAACATGCTTGTGGAGGAACGGTTCGACAGGTTATTTTTTAGAGATGTTGTGGAGGCAATATTTGCAACAGACAGCAGAGATGAAGCGAACGCAGTAATTGAACATTATAGTAAGTTCTGGATGTCAATTATTGGAACACGTGGCGCAACAGGAAAGAAAACAGTAAACGCACAAACACAGTTTGGCAATTTATTTACAGAGGAATAATATGGAAAGACAATATGCAGATGGCGTAAAAGATGATGTAATCTACTTTACAGGTTATGAAGTTGAAAAAACTCCTGCTGAAGGTATGGACACATTATTTGTTACAGGTTGTCAACCATTAGAAGATGTATTAGCACAAGCAAAGAAACACGTAGTAGATCATATTTACTTAGGTGCTAATCATAGTTTTGTTCCTAAAGAAAGTTGGGACGATCTTGTATTTGGTTTGCTTGATAAAAAATATCTTGTAACACTTGATTATGATGCAAAGTATCATGACTGGGTACTTGAAACAGGTTACAATGAAAGACATAATTTTATTAGTATGATTAGTGTTAAACTACCATACGTAAAACAACTTAACTACAATGCTTGTATTAAGATTGACGATGCTGATTTTGATCATTCTAATCCAGGTGTATGGGTACATCAAGTTCACCCGTTACTACAATGGGATAAATTTACAGATTGGTCAAAGTACGGCGACGATAGCCCCTCGGAGGACTAAATGAAACTACTGCATAGTTTTTGCGATCCAACTGACACAATGCCTACTGTTACGAGTTTTAACGGAAGGTTTATTGATTCGGAAGGAAAGAACTACTATGACATTAGTGCAGGTAAAGGTTGCAACGTATTAGGCTTTAACAACGAATACATACAATATCATATTTCTCATGCACATAGAGTTTGGCCAAGCAACGATTGGAATGCTAAACCTGAGATATGGACAAAGTTAGAAGATATATTACAAAAGAAACTTCCAGATTATTTTGCATTCATTCCAGCACATAGCGGAAGTGATGCAACAGACAATGCACTAAAGTTTTGTTTCCAATACTACAACAATAAAAAGAAAAACAAAGTACTTGTACGTAAAGGAAGTTTCCATAGCGGAAGTTTAAGTGGTTGGGCAATGAGTGATTACAGAGGTTGGAGTACACACCTTCCTGATGTAGAGTATGTAGACTTTTATGATGATGACTTTACAACTGTATTAGAAAAACACCAAGGAAACATTTGTGCCGTATTGTGTGATACTGTAAGTTGGTTTAACGGTGTTAGTGAAATGTCCGATGAACTTATTAAGAAAATTAAACAAGGTAAATTCAAATACGATTATAAAATTATTGCTGACGAAATATTTACAGGTATGTATAGATTTGGTAGTTTCGCACATAGCATGGAACGTAATCTACAACCTGACATTGCTTGTTTTGGTAAAGCACTTGCAGGTGGATTTAGTTCTTTTGCAATCACTTGCCTTTCAAAAGAGATGTATGATAAGATTTCAAAGCCAACAGACACAGGTTGGGCATTGCCTATAGCAGTTGGTAACTCACGTAGCCAAGATCCTGTAGGAGCAACTGCGGTAGTGGCCGCACTTGAATACTGTGATAAAAATAAATTGATGTTTAACGTAACAAATCAAGTTACAAAATTTTTGGTACAACTTGCAGAGATACTTGAACAGGTAGAAACTTTTGATGTATCATATAAAAACAGTTTCTTAAATTGTAAAATGGACAAAGGTAGAGACGTAAAGACACTAAACGAAATTCGAGCATTCCTAAATAACTGCGGTATTTGGCAATACTCGACAACTACAATTAAATTTTGTAGTTTTTATGAAACTAAGAAAGTCGAAACAGATTATATTTTGAACGTATTCGATGACTTGGTAACCAAAATAAATCAAGAAAAACCATTGACAAATGAGGCGAAAGGCTTTATAATATGAGTATGACAGATCAGTTAATTAAAGAACAATCAGATAAAGACAACAAGGCAAGAATTATGAATACAGCAAAACGAATGATTTGGGTAACTTTCCGTAAGGAAGGTATTCACAAGTATCCGGCGGCATTAGATGATCCAGCACTTGCAACAGGTGATGAGTATGATGTTAGTTTCTTAGGATATCCACACAGACACATCTTTCATTTTAAGGTAGCAATCACAGTTACACACAATGATAGAGATATCGAGTTTATACAATTTAAAAGATGGTTAGAAAAACTTTATGAGGAGAAAACATTAGAGTTAGATTATAAGAGTTGTGAAATGATGGCAGATGATCTTTACAAAGAGATCAATGCTAAACACCCAGGCCGTGAAGTCCATATTGACGTAAGTGAAGATGGAGAAAACGGTGCCCATATTGAGTATGCAAGATAGAGGAAAAATGCGATGTCACTCAAATTTAATCGTGAAGCCTATGAGCAGGTGTTCACTGATCTCGAGAAATTCAAGGACTTTTGTTCAAAGACTTCTTGGGTAACGGGTTACGGACGTTCTTATCGCTTTGACGAACGTGATCTTTATAACAACAAAAGCGAGGCTTGGAGAACATACGTTTTGTTCACTCAAGGCAAGAAGCCTAAGTACAAGCCAAATAAAAAGAAGATGTATAGGAGGACTTAAATGTTCAAAGACGTAGATAAAAGTATGCTGATGAAATTAGTGGCACTTCACGTTATCGTGATCACTGTTTCAAATGCGTTGGTGGCAATCCCTGTAGAAATTGCAGGTGTGAAACTAACGTGGGCGGCATTTACTTTCCCATTAGTTGTAATAGCAACGGACTTGACTGTTAGACTACTTGGAAAAAATATTGCAAGATCAACAATCGCGGCGGCGTATCCATTGGCAATCATTGGATCCATTGCAGTTGTACTTGCAGAAGGAGCACCACAATCAGTAGCAATGCGTATTGGTTTTGCTTCGGCAACGGCTTATGCTATTGGTACAATGCTTGATGTATATGTATTCCAATACATTAGAGAAGCGTTTACAAAGAATTGGTGGTTAGCACCTGCGGTATCTACTATCGCGGCGAACATCATTGACACGTATACGTTCTTTGCTGTCGCATTTAATAACTCGGCAGATGAATACATGGCGGCTAACTGGGTTGAGATTGCAGGATCACAAACTGTACTCAAAATTGCAGTAGGCTTAATTGTATTCCTACCAGCATACGGACTATTGTTGAAACAACTTCAAAAGAAGTATGCACTAAAATAAGGAGACACTAATGACAATTTACATCGTAGACATTGAAGCAGTTGATACACGTTACACAAAGCAGTGGAAGGAACATCTTCCAAAGCAAATGAAACGTGCAACTAATTCTGAGGTAGTTGTTATTAGTGGCGGAGAAGTGCCTCAGGCTACAACGCCTGGGGCATTCCTTAACTTTGCAGGGACTAACAATTATAAGTCTCAGCAAATGTTAGAAATTAGCAGACTATTTGCTAATGGTGAAATTAAAGATGGCGACTACTTCCTATACACAGATGCTTGGAATCCAACTGTAATACAATTAAAGTATATGGCTGAATTACTTGGTGTTAAGATTAAGGTAGGTGGTATGTGGCACGCCGGCAGTTATGATCCACAAGACTTCTTAGGAAGATTAATTGGTGATGCTGATTGGTGTAGAAGTGCAGAACGTAGTATGTATGAATGCTATGATAATAATTTTTTTGCAACAGAGTTTCATAAACAACTGTATATACAAAGTTTTCCAACATTATTAACAAAGTCAAACATAGTAGGTTGGCCTATGGAGTACTTGGCAAATAGTTTTGCACAGTACAAAGGCATGACAAAGAAAAACATGATTTTGTTTCCGCATAGAATTGCTCCAGAGAAGCAAGTTGATATATTTAGAGATTTAAAAGAAAGCATGACACAATACGAATTTGTTATTTGTCAAGAACGTGAACTTACTAAAAATGAATATCATAATTTATTAGGTGAAGCAAAGGTTGTGTTTAGTGCTAACTTACAAGAAACATTAGGTATTAGTTGGTATGAAGGTGCTCTTGTAGATGCATTGCCAATGATGCCAGATAGATTAAGTTACAGTGAAATGGCATTGCCAGAGTTTTTATATCCAAGTGAATGGACACAAGACTTAGATAGTTACAAAAAACATAAACAAAAAGTAATGAATCTTATTACAGATTATGTTGAGAACTATGACAAGTACTTGCTAAAAGTACAACAACAAGTTAATAAACTGAAAGGCGAGTTCTTTTCAGGAAAAGCATTATATAAAACTATTGGAGATAATGATGGACGATGATAGCACTGATTATACACTTACATACAGTGGTGAAACAGTTGGCGGTATAGTGAGTGAAACACCAACATACACATTTGACATTTCAGACTTAGATGGTCAAGACGGTACTACTCCATTAACAATTAACACTGACTTTGCAGGCACATCATACAAAGAAGAAACATGGCCAAGCGAATACAAAGTACAAGAAATGATTAAACAATATCCTGCTTTAAAAATACAATATGAAAAATTTTTAGAAGTATACAATTTAGTGAAAGACGATTATAAAGATGAACTTCCTTTCTAAAATAATGGACATGCTCGGAAGACGCCGAGTTATTACAGATAGAACAGGCAAGATACCATATCTTGTTCGTTACTACTTGTTTCTAAAAGATAGAAAGAAGTTTCCTTTCAATATTACATTGCATAAGGTTCTTGTAAGTGATGAACCTACATTGCATGATCATCCTTGGAATTGGGGAGCATTTATTATTAAAGGTGGATATTGGGAACACATTCCAATACATTCACAGGAAGGTGCTGTCGTTGGTTCAACAAAAGTATGGCGTGGACCTGGTAGTTTCCGTTTTAGAAAAGCAGATGACTTACATTGGTTAGAACTTGCTAAAGACGAAGATGGAAATGAAATACCTTGTTGGAGTATTTTTTATATGGGACGTAAAGAAAAGGAATGGGGATTTGTACGTTTCGTATATGGTAACTCAGGTAATGAATGGGCCAATGCAGGTTACAGATGGGTTCATAATGAAGAATACTTGAACGAACGGGAGAATAACATTGGATAGAACATCTTACTTTGGCGGACTTATAATAACATACGATAACGTGTTTACACCTAATACTATAGGTGCTCTTGAAAAGAATATTCAAGATGTTCCGTTTAAGTGGGGTACGAGAGACAATCCAGATCAACCACCTACAGGATTACAATGCTTTGACTTTGAGCCTACTCATTCATGGCAAACTTTATGGAACGTAGTTAATGAAAAACTAAAAGACCTTGAAGGATTAGAATACCGTAGAAGTAACTTAAACTTTTTTGCAACAGGCGAAGATGCATACTATCACAAAGATGATTGTGATTGGACATTGCTTTATTACTGCAATACATCATGGAAGCCTGATGATAAAGGAGAAACAAAGTTCTATATTACTAAAGATGATCTTGATGGATATAAACTTCAAGATATACAAGGAAACACAGATCCATTGGTGTTAAGTATCGCACCAATACCAGGCAGGTTCTGTTTCTTTAAGAGTAGCATTAATCATAGTGCTACAGGATTTAGAAACACTGCAAGATTTGTTCCTGCACTTAAATTTGTTGAGGCAGGTAAAGGCAACGGTACTGGAATAATTGTTCAACAAGGTAATCAAGACGTATTACAAATTAGGAGAAACTATGGTTAAGAAGCATTATTATACTTGGACTGACGTAGAAAATATGTGTCAAAGTATTATAAATCAGATGTACAAGGACGATTGGCGTCCTGACTATATTGTAGGCATTACACGAGGTGGTAATGTTCCTGCAACTATTATTAGTAACATGACAGGAATACGTTGCGAAGCACTTAAGGTAAGTTTACGTGATGGAGAGAAAGGTGGCTATAATGATAGTGCCGCCTGGATGGCCAGTGATGCATTTGGTTACAATGAAGATACCACAGGTACAACAACTAAGGTTGCAGGTTCAAGATGGGATCCAAGTTTAAGAAAGAAGATACTTATTGTAGATGACATCAACGATACTGGTGCTACATTTAATTGGATTAAGAATGATTGGCAAAGTGGTTGTTTGCCACAAGAAGATGTTGCCTGGAATGCGGTATGGGGAAACAGTGTAAAATTTGCTACACTTACAGAAAATTTAGCCAGCAACTTTAGCCAGGTGAGTTATAGTTGTCATGAAGTTAACAAAGCCGAGGAAGACGTCTGGTTGGTTTATCCTTGGGAAAACGTAGGAGTATATTAAATGCAATTTAACGAAACACCATGGAAAGATGTTTTACTTGATGCTAAAGGTTTTACAGTTTTTAAAGACAAGTATCCAGTAACAGAAGGACATCTTCTTTTTGTACCGAAAGAGCAGTCTTGGCAAGATATTGTTAAGTGTTGGGAAGCGGCATATAAATGGGGTTACGATTGGGTTGAACGTGGCTACTGTGATGCTTTTAATGTAGGACAGAACGTTGGAGAAGAAGCAGGACAAACTGTTATGTATCCACACGTACATTTAATTCCAAGACGCAAAGGCGACATGTCTGATCCTAAAGGCGGTGTACGTGGAGTTATTCCTAATATGCAAAAGTATACAATTTCAAATCCTAAACAACCAGATTTATTTCTTGAAGGAGATTGCGTATAATGAGAACTGCCGTTATAGGTTGTAGTCATAGTGCAGGATATCAATTCCCTGCTCCCGATGGTATACGTGACCGTTGGAATGATAACAACTGGGCGGAAGTTTATATTAACAATCAAAACAAGGACGGTGTGATATTTGCTTGTCCTGGTAGAGGTTGGTATGATTATAGTGAGCGTCTTGCTTTCTTGTTTAAAAAGTATGACGACATTGACGAAGTTGTTATACAACAAACATATTGGAATCGTTATAGATTAGGATTTAGTAATCCTTGTTATTACGAAAACATTATTCCACTTGATGCTCATATGATGCAAGAAGAAACAAAAGGACGTATTGATTGTTATAATATTAATATGTGGAATGACGAACTTAAAAGTTTTGATGGCGGACGTATAACTATGTCTGGTGATTATGCAATACAACCAACATTAAGTATGAAGTTTGATCCGTTTGATTTAGTTGAACCAAACTTACAACAGGAAGGTTACCAAAGAGTAAAAGCATGGTACGAAGTAATGACTGTTGTTAATCAAAGACAGTTTTTCAAAGAAGTATATCTTTGGAATCAAATGTGCAAAGAAAACAACGCGGTGTTAAAAATCTTTGCCATAAACGACCAGACTTGGCTACCTAAAGATCTAAATATCATTGGGAACGTACAAGCGGACGTATCAGAAAAAACTGCAACACAGTTTTTATTAACCAAGGGTGAATTACAAGACTTTGTAGTAGATGATGAGCATTTCAATTTAGAAGCACATACTCTTATTGCAAACGAATATATCCCTAACATGAAAGGAAGTTTATGTTGAAACAAGTAATGATAGATGCGGCAAGAAAACATGCAGAAGCAGAGATTGACTTGCACAAGGCTAATATCGAAGTGTACATGCAACAGGTAGTTGGAATTGGTGAACACTCAGATATTATTGAGACCATCCAAAAGGAATTGGATAAAATGGCTCAGGCGCACGATCGTTTAGAAATGCTCAACAAATACTTTGGTTAAATCCATATATAAAGTGTTTGACATTGATCTAAATATATCGTATAATATAATACAACTAAGACAGGCAATCCACTGCCTTAACATCGGAGAAGTAAATGAGTAAAGTAGAAGAAATAAAAGCAAAACTAAAAGAGCAAGGTATTCGTTACTGGGCTAATGATAATATTAGCGAAGTACTCGAAGAAGGTGACAAACAAGCACTTATCGAAGAGGCAATTCCTGCTTTTGAAAATGTATTGCAAAAACTGTTAATTGATACAGAAACAGATCCTAACAGTATGGATACTGCAAGACGTATGGCTAAGATGTACATTAATGAGATTATGGCCGGACGTTATGATAAGATGCCTAACCCAAGTGCATTTCCAAACTACATTGAAGGTGGTTATGAAGGTATGTTGGTAGTAAGGAGTGAACTTACAAGTTTATGTTCACATCATCACCAGACTGTTAAAGGAGTAGCATACATTGGTATCATTGCAGGTCCGAAACTTTTAGGTCTTAGTAAGTACACAAGGATCGCACAATGGTGTGCAACACGTGGAACATTGCAAGAAGAACTTAATGTTATGATTGCAAATGCAATACAAAAAGAAACAGGTAGTGAACACGTTGGTGTTTATGTACAAGCAACACATGGTTGTTGTGAGAACAGAGGTATTAAAGCACATAGTTCTTTAACGCAAACTACTGTATTACGTGGAGCATTTAAAGACGATCCAGCAACTAAAAAAGAGTTTATAGACAACGTAAAACTGCAACAACAGTTTGCTTGTTAGGAGGCTCTTATAATGACAACTGAGAAGAAGTATTATTACAGTGAGATATTTCACTCCATTCAAGGTGAAGGACACTATACTGGTGTTCCGACAGCATGGATTAGATTCTTCTTGTGTAACTTACAGTGTAGCGGCTTTGGTCAAGTAGATCCAACTAACCCGGATACATATGACCTGCCGTTCCTGGATTATGACGTAAGCCAAGTAAAAAGAGTTGAAGACTTACCTGTATGGGAAAAAGGTTGCGATAGTTCTTATACTTGGGCAAAGAAGTATAAACACTTAATGGGACAAGAAACTCCTACTGTATTAGCAAATAAGATTGTTGATATATTAAAAACAGATAGCAATCCAGAAGGATTGTTTCTTCATCCTATGAGTAAACAAAGACAACACTTATGTTTTACTGGCGGTGAACCTTTAATGGTTACAGGACAGGCGGCAAGTGTTGGAATATATGAAGAACTTGAAAGACAAGGTAACTTGCCTGATAGCATGACGTTTGAAACTAACGGCACACAGAAGTTAAGAGATCCATTTAAAGAATGGGTAAAAAGAATTAATGAAGAAGTATTCTTTAGTTGTAGTCCTAAATTATGGACAGTAGCAGGTGAAGAAAGTAAAAAAGCAATTATTCCAGAAGTAGTTGGCGAATATGCAGAACTATCTAAAGCAGGACAATTAAAGTTTGTTGTTGGTTCTGAACAAAGACAATGGGATGAAATGGATTCTGTTATAGAAAAATTTAGAGCAGAAGGCGTTGAATGGCCTGTATGGGTTATGCCTGTAGGAGCCAGAGAAGAAGAGCAAACTGCAACGGCAGGTGATGTTGCAAAGATGGCTTTTCAGAGAGGATATAATGTGGCGGCACGAGTACACGTTTACTTGTTTGGTAACGCCATAGGAACATAATATGATATTTTGGTTAGGATTTACTGTTATGGTATTGAACGAAGGGTTCGTGATCATGCGACACGTACACCCTTGGTTTGCACATAAGAGAGAAGCACTAATAGCCAAGTATGGAAGTAATTGGAAACGTTTCCATGCCTTATTAGATTATGTATGGATAGGTGGTGTTACGTTAGGTATGGCGGTAGACATTGCTAACTGGAAGTTATATTTCACAGTGCTGGCAACCTTTTGGACGGTTGTAGGCGTAAGTGTGTATCTTCCATTACTTGTTAAGAAGTTAACAAAGAAAAAAGTAAAAGTCGATAATGATGTACATTTACATTCAGACGGTTTATATCCATATAAAGAAATGAACGAGGCACGTGACGAAGTGAAACGTAAGAAGAAAAACAAAAACAAGCAACTTGACGAAGATGCTATTAGAAAGGCAGGATGGTGAATATGTTAGATAAAATGAAAGACATGTTAGGCATGAAAAAGGCTACAAAAGGAACTGAGCTCTCGCATAGAGATCTTATGTTAAAAGAAAAAGAAGCGGCAACTAAGGCTAAGAAACCTTGGGTTGGCGTACTTGATACACAAGTAAACAAAGATAATATTAAAAATGGTTTCTTTGAACTTGACTGGAACAACGAGTTTATTGAGCAACTGCTTGATGCTGGTTACAAAGGTGAGTCAAATGAAGAAATTGTTGACCTGTGGTTTAAAGACCTCGCAAGAAATGTACTTGCAGAAGAAGGCATGGACACTACAAGAGGTGCAGGTTATATTAACACAACAAAAATAAGCAAAGATAAATCGGAGGTAAAATGATAATTGAATATTTAGATACCGCAATAATGATTGCAGGAGTATTTTTTCTATATAAGATTGCAAGAAATTTAAGAATGATACTAAAAGAAATGTGTCATATCGGAAAGAAGATTAAGTAATGAGTATTGTAAGAATTAAAAGTTTTCATCCATTAACAGAGTTTGCACCAAGTTGGAATATTCCTCTTTGGTTAACAAACTGGACTGACCATGAGCATGTAGATGCCATTAAAAAATGGATAATTGATAACGAGAAGACTATCTTAGATTACGAATATACCTCAACAGGTGGTACAGGTCTAAGCAAAGATCATATTACAACACGTTTTGGAAAGTATAACTTACTATCACAAGACGATCCTGCATTTAATGAACTGCTAACGTTTTTAAGATATTCATATATTGAGTACGTGCAAACTGCACAACTTGAACTTAAAGACTTGCAGATTGTATGTTGGGCAAACATTCTTAAACAAAATGAAGCAATGGAACCGCACTCACACGGTGCTCAACCAGATTCTTATTTGAGTGGTAATATGCATTTGGAAGATTATTCAACTGCAACATTTTACAGAAGTTGTTATGATCCTGAATCAAAACTTGGCTTACCAAATAAAAAAGGTGGCTGTGTAATGTTCCCGAGTAGCACACAACACTATACAGGTGAGCATGATTCAAAAGATCCAAGAGTTAGTGTAGCATTTGATTTAAGATTAACGGGTTCATTCAATCACGAAGAAATGAATGCCATTCCGTTTATGAACAAAGAAGTGCTAACCAAAATACAAGAAAAGTATAAAGCACAAGCAGAAGCAAATAAACAGGTTGACAACAGTACTAAAAAGTAGTATAATAACACTATATTTTATTACAAGAGGACAACTAAATGACATACATACTCGTTGATACTGCTAACACATTTTTTCGTGCAAGACACGTAATTCGTGGTAACCTTACAGATAAGGTTGGTATGGCTTTTCATATTACACTTGCTGGTGTAAGAAAGGCTTGGCAGGACTTTGATGGGTCGCATGTTGTATTTTGTTTAGAAGGTCGTAGTTGGCGTAAGGACTTTTATGAGCCGTACAAGCGAAATAGAAGTGATGCACGAGCGGCGGCTACTCCACAACAACAAGAAGAAGATGAAGTGTTCTGGGAAATGTTTGATGAGTTCAAAGATTTCGTAGGTAATAAAACTAATTGTTCTGTATTACAACATCCTGAACTTGAAGCAGATGACTTGATTGCAGGTTGGGTACAAGCACACCCTAATGATAATCATGTTATTGTTTCAACTGATGGCGACTTTGCACAACTTATTGCTCCTAACTGTAAACAATACAATGGTATTCAAGACATGACTATTACACATGAAGGTTACTTTGATAAGAAAGGTAATCGTGTTATAGATAAGAAAACTAAGGCAGAACGTCCTGCACCTAATCCACAATGGTTATTGTTTGAAAAGTGTATGCGAGGTGACACAAGTGATAACGTGTTCAGTGCATATCCTGGTGTAAGAGTAAAAGGTACAAAGAACAAGGTAGGCTTAACAGAGGCGTTTGCTGACAAGGATAGCAAAGGCTACAACTGGAATAACTTGATGTTACAACGTTGGGTAGATCATAATGGTGACGAACATAGAGTATTAGATGACTATACTCGTAACGTAACACTTTGTGATTTGACTGCACAGCCAGATAACATTAGAAGTATTATTGATAGTGTAATCAAAGATGCTACAGTAGAGCCTAAGGCAATTACACAAGTAGGTATTAAACTTATGAAGTTCTGTGCTAAACACGACTTGGTAAAAGTAGGTGAACAAGTACAGAGTTATAGCGAGCCATTAAATGCGAGATACGTATGCAACTAATGGACGAAAATTATGCTGACGCATATGAACTACTTTGCTCATTAGATCCTGATGTACAAAAAGCCGTTACTACTAAATTTCCGTTCTTAAATGGCGGTGTAGAAACACGTAGAATGGTTGTATTAAGGGAGAACGTAGCCAAGAAATTAGGTACTATTTTAGACGATTTACCTGTCCAAAATATGTCAGTTAGCGAAATAACGAAGTTAAATAACTTAGACAATATGCCTCAAGACCCTTATATGCTTAAAGCATTACAGGATATAAGTGGTAAAGAAGGGTATAGAGAAGTGTACATTAAGGAACTAACTGCACGTGATAAACGTGATAGTAGAGAAAGAGAGTTTCCTTTAGAGCCTATTATTGAAGCAGTAGAAGCCGGGTCATGTCGCCCACCTTTGATTATAGAATTAGACAGCGGTCGATTTGTTATCGATGGCAGAACAAGATTATATGCGGCCGTGGCGTCAAACAAAAGTTTAGATGTAACTGTCATAACAACTGAAGTATTAGGAGGAATAAATGACTATTAAAGGAAAATCTATTGTAGCAGGCAAGTTTTGGATTGTTGAAGAGGACGGTGAACGTATCGGTACTCTTTCTAAACAAGAAGATAAAACTTATATGTACTGTTGCAATACACATACAAAATTTTATGAAAGCGAAAAGCAGTTAAGTAAAGAGATTGCTATCGAATGGGAAACAACTATTTCTGATGCAAACAAAGATAAGGTTGCAGATAAAGAAGTACATGGATTTCCAACTTCATGTGTACCACACAATAGTATGTATGATGTAAAAAAGAAGTTACCTTTGTTTACAAAGAGTAAAAAATCTAAAAGTTTATATTGTGCAGGTTACTACATTATTAAATTTGACAAAGGCTGGGTAAGAAGTTTTTGTCCTAAGATGGTAACTTGTGAAAATTATGTTTCAAAAGGACCTTTCAAAACAGAACTCGAAATGCGTTCGGAACTATCAAAGGCAAATGCAGATGCAAAAAGAGCCAATTAATACAGTTCCTTTAGAAAAGTTCTTTTCGCAAGTAAAGGCCGCCGAGTCAAGCAATGCACATGATGTAAGACTAACACTCGACGATGCTAAATTACTTGCATTTACATTAGGGCAAATCAATGCCCGTCTACTTGGTAACATAGAAGAATTTATTTCTACCAAAGCAATAGAAAAAGAATCAGAAGTTATTAACGTAGAGATGGACGGTGGTGGATTCAAAGAGTAATGATAAAACAAACTTTGTTTTCAACAGATATATACAAGGTAAAAGTTAAGCAACAAGAAGAACTAAAAAGTTTCTTCGTCTCAAACATAGAAAGTGAATATAATGTTAAAGGTCCTAATTGCGATTTCTGCAATGTATACAGTGATTATTTTTCAGGCGCTCGGCCAGTAGACTGGGAAGACATTCTTCCAAAGTATCAATCAACGATACAAGAGTTTCTAAACGAATACGGATATAAAGATTCGCACAACTGGAAGGTTGGTATTGATGCTTGGTATAACGTAACAGGAAAAGGCGGTTGGGGAGAAACACACAATCACTTATCAAGTCCAAGAACAATACAAATTAGTGCAGTACATTATGTAAAGTACGATCCTGAACATCATACTCCTACAATATTTTATAATCCATCAAGCGATGGCATACGTAGTAGTGCTCCTACGCCTATTACAAATAACTTACCTACAATGTGGCCAAAAGAAGTCGTTAATGCAGACGCCTTAGAAGGCGATATGATATTCTTTCCACCCTATTTAAATCATAGTATTCCTGTACAAAAATCTGATGTACCGAGAATAACGACAGCATTCAACATAACAATTACTGAGAATTAGGATAAATATATACGTAGTTTATAAAAGAGGAACAACGTATATGAGTAGACCTAAACCAACAATACTGTTGGAGTACATTGATAAGAAGACTTACAAGTCAGATCAGATACTCGCGGCCGATGCGATTTGGGCAGTTTTCTATCAGGGAAAACCTTTCAATCTAAAAACACAAAATTCATTATCAAGTTTTCCAGGACCTAAGTACAAGAAAGTTTCTTTTAGTAATCCAGGACATGCACACAACCTTGCTAAGAAGTTAAACGACTTGTTTAACTGTAGCGAGTTTACTGTTGTAGAACTTAAAGATGGAACAGTAATTACAGAGGGCAAATAAATGTATGAATATAAATGTAAAATTTTAAGAGTAGTAGACGGTGATACCGTTGACGTAGATATCGATCTTGGCTTTGGCATGTGGATGCACAAAGAACGTGTTCGAATGATGGGTATAGACACTCCTGAATCAAGAACACGTGATAAAGTGGAGAAAGCATTTGGACTCGCATCGAAAGCCAAACTTAAAGACCTGTTACCAATCGGATCCATACAAATCCTTAAAACAGAAATCGACAGAAGCGGTGAAGATAAAAAAGGAAAGTTCGGAAGAATCCTTGGAGACTTTATCACCAAAGACGACAAAAGATGCACTGACATACTTATTGAAGAGGGATATGCTGTAGCATACTTCGGCGGATCGAAAGAAGAAGTTCAAATGAAACACATGGCAAACAGAGAAAAATTAATCCGTGAAGGTATAGTTACACCACCCAAGCCAAAGAAGAAGTAAATGAATTGGAAAGAAACCTATACAAAGGTCTTCTTAAAACAAGCAGACATTGGCATTAACGAAGCAACCATGAAGCAGTATTTGCCTGCATGGTGGCAAAACACAAGAGCCAAAGACGAAGGTGGCTTAAGATTAACTGATGCTGGTATGCTATTTCTCACAGAAAAATTAGATTTAGTATCATATGATGTTCCTTTCCCAGAAGACTTTCAACTTACAACTAATACAGTAATTTGGTTAGACCGTTTTATTACGTGTCCATACTATCTAACTAACAGAGGAATCACTGTATTTGACGAAAAGAAAGCACTCGAATTACATCTTTTTAGTGGAGATGTTAAGAAATATGGCCTTACAAAAGCATTGAAAAGAGCCGACGAAGAACTAACCTCTTGATTTTACTGGCTTATTTTGGTAAGCCTTATCCAAAAATAATTTAAAAAAAGTGCAAATAATGGTTGACCTTTGCTCCTAATGACTGTATTATATATACATACTTAGAAATTAAGTATGGCACTGAAGTAAACGTATAAGGAGTACAAAATGGAAAACATTGCAACAAGAACAATTGGTCCAAATGATGCTAAGAAAAGTATCCTTAGGGCTATGAAGAAACAACGTCCAATCTTTATTTGGGGACCTCCAGGTATTGGTAAGTCGGACATTGTAAGTCAAATCACTAATACTTTTGAAGATTCAAAACTAATCGACATTCGTTTGTCATTGTGGGATCCTACGGACATTAAAGGTATGCCGTATTATGCCGCAAATGATAATACAATGAAATGGGCACCGCCAATGGAACTTCCAGATGCGGCAATGGCTAAGAAATATAAGACCATTGTTTTATTCTTGGACGAGATGAACTCGGCGGCTCCGGCTGTACAAGCGGCGGCTTATCAGTTAATTTTGAATCGTAGGGTTGGTACTTATGTACTACCTGATAACGTTCTTATCGTAGCGGCTGGTAACAGAGATGCTGATAAGGGTGTTACATACAGAATGCCTGCACCATTGGCAAACAGATTTGTTCACTTAGAACTTAAGGTGGACTTTGATGATTGGTTTCAGTGGGCAACTGAGAATAAAATCCACACAGACGTTGTGGGTTACTTGACCTTTAGCAAGAAGGACTTATATGACTTTGATCCTAAGTCACCAAGTCGTTCATTTGCTACACCTCGTTCTTGGTCATTTGTGTCTGAGTTACTTGAAGACGATGATGACGAGAATACCACTACCGATTTGGTTAGTGGTTCTGTAGGCGAAGGCCTTGCAGTGAAGTTCATGGCCCATCGTAAGATGGCTTCAAAACTTCCGAATCCATCGGAGATTTTGAAAGGTAAGGTAACAGAGTTAGAAACTAAAGAAATCAGTGCCATGTATTCCTTAACAGTTTCGCTCTGCTATGAACTAAAAGAAGCCAGCGACAAAGGCGATAAGAAATTTGACTCTATGGTTAATAACTTCTTATTGTTTGCTATGAAGAACTTTGATACTGAATTAGTTGTAATGGGTATCAAATTGGCACTTACACAATACCAACTTCCAATCGATCCAGATGAAGTTGACTGTTTTGATGAGTTCCATGAAAAGTTTGGAAAGTACGTAACTGCCGCACAGGCTTCGTAACAACTTTGGGGTAGTATATTTTGGTATACTACCCCATTTTTTTGATTGACAAATCCAATTAAATATACTATAATAATATTATAAACAATAAGGAATAGGCACATGGCAACACAAGATCAAGAAGTTTTAGATAGATGGGAAGAGATTAAGAAGAAGGCTGATGAACAGCCTGAGATAACTGACGAACTTCGTGCAGAAGTAAAAGATCGTATCATCGTTGCTCGTGTTGGTTTGTTGCTAAGACATCCGTTCTTTGGTAACATGGCTACAAGACTTATCATTAAAGAAGCAAGTGATTGGTGTCCTACTGCCGCAACAGATGGCAGACACTTATTTTATAGTGTTCCATTCTTTGCTAAGATGTCTAATAAAGAAGTTGAATTTGTTATTGCACATGAAATTATGCATTGTGTATTTGACCATATGACACGTAGAGAAGATAGAGATCCACAGATACATAACATTGCCGCAGACTATATTGTAAACAATACACTTGTTAGAGATAACATTGGTGAAAAGCCGAGAGACATTCCAATTTTCCAAGACTTTAAATATGATGGTTGGACTTCAGAGGCTGTATATGATGATATCTATCAAAAGTATGATGAAGAAGAATTAGAACAACTTGGTCAATTACTTGACGAACACATTGACTGGGATAAAGAGAATCAGCCAAAAGGTAAAGCACCTTCTAAAGGTGGTAAAGATAAAGGAGACAAACCTTCATACAGTAAAGAAGAACTTAAAAAGATACGTGACGAGATCAAAGACAGTATGTTACAATCAGCACAGGCGGCTGGTGCAGGTAATATGCCTAAAGAAATCGAACGTATGATTAAGGAACTTACTGAACCTAAGATGAACTGGAGAGAATTACTTCAGCAACAGATTCAAAGTACAATTAGAAATGATTATACATTTACTCGTCCTTCACGTAAGGCTTGGCATACAAGTGCTATCCTTCCAGGACTAAACTATGATGAAACTATTGACTTGTGTATTGCTATTGATATGTCAGGTAGTATTAGTAATAAACAAGCACAGATATTTTTATCAGAGATCAAAGGTATTATGGAACAATACCAAGATTATAAAATTAAACTATGGTGTTTCGATACAGAAGTTTACAATGAACAAGATTTTGACGCAAGTAATGACAACCTATTAGAGTATGAAGTTGCTGGCGGTGGCGGTACTGACTTTATGGCAAATTGGGAATACATGAAAGCGAATGATATTAATCCTAAGAAGTTCATTATGTTTACTGATGGTTATACTTGGGACACATGGGGTGACGAAGATTACTGTGATACTGTATTTGTAATCCATAGTAACCATGATAAAAATTTACAAGCACCTTTTGGAGTTACAACCCACTATGAAGATGAAACCAAATCCGCTTAATTTTTTCGGCATAAGGAAGTTAGATTATCCAGGCTCGCATTTAGAGTACATGGAAATTTCACCAAATTATAATATTGAAAAAGCAATCAGTAATTGGATACTTACCAATTGTAAGAGTCGCTTTTACGTAGGTAAAAACGTTACCTTAACAGACTCTAATGAAGTAGCAAGTAAACTCAGAATTGGATTTGAGGATCCAAAAGAACTTTCATATTTCGCTTTGGCGTGTCCTCATTTAAAATACAAATAAGTAATTAAGTATATACATTAATAAGTTAACAAAGGAGAAGACAATGTCTGATACAAACCAAAAGACTGCGGCACCTACTGAAGCATCGGCAAATGCTCCAGCGGCAGGTGGGCAGGTAGATCTTACAGTTCAAGATCTAAATACATTAAGAACTGTGATTGATATCGCTACACAACGTGGCGCCTTCAAAGCAAATGAATTACAAGCAGTGGGAACTACTTACAACAAGTTAGATATGTTCCTTCAGCAGGTACAAAAGGCTCAACAAGACCAAAACGCACCAGCAACACCAGAGGGAGTTCCAGCAACGGCACAACCTATTAGTGGAGCAGACGCGGCGGCGGCAATGAGCGGTGAAGTTCCTGCAACTGCAACAACGGAGAAGAAATAATGGCGATTAAACATATTGGCAAATTAAAGTCAAATAAAAGAAAGGTGGCTGTTGCATACAGAACCCTTCCTAATGATCCAGAACATGCATTGATCGTATCAACTGAAAACTTAACAGATTCAGATCAC